GAAGCTATAAAATATAATAGAAAACTTTTACTTTCGCCTACTGGTTCTGGTAAGTCTCTCATGATTTACTCCCTCGTGAGATACTATACTGCTACCAGCAAGAAGACGCTCATCATCGTCCCTACTACGTCCTTGGTAGAACAGATGGTCAATGACTTTAATGATTACGGGTGGAATGCGGACGATCATGTACATAAGATATATTCGGGCAAAGACAAAAATACTGATAAACCAATCATTATTTCCACCTGGCAATCAATCTACAAATTCCCAAAAAGATACTTTGATGATATTGACTGTGTTATCGGTGATGAAGCACACCTATTTAAGTCCAAGTCACTCACTGGAATTATGACGAAATTACACAATGCCAAGTACCGTTTTGGTTTTACTGGGACACTTGATGGTAGCAAGACACACAAGTGGGTACTTGAAGGATTGTTTGGTGATTGTGAAAGAGTAACTAAAACAGATGATCTGATTAAGTCAGGTTACTTGTCTAAGTTTAGGATAAAAGTGTTGCTGTGTAAACATGCTCCCCAACATTTTGACACATATCATGATGAAATGGAGTATCTTGTCGAACATAAAGGTAGAAATAACCTCATCAAAAATCTTGTTAAAGATATAGAGGGCAACACCCTAGTTCTATTTAACTACATCGAGAAGCACGGGGAACCACTTTACGAGTTGATAAATAGCACTATAGATCCATCGCGCAAGTTATTCTTTGTGCATGGTGGCACAGATGTAGAAGACCGAGAAGAAGTCAGGCAAATTACAGAGACAGAAAACAACGCTGTCATTATTGCATCTTACGGAACTTTTTCTACAGGCATTAACATCAAACGATTACACAACATTATTTTTGCTTCCCCAAGTAAGTCGCGCATCCGTAACCTCCAGTCCATCGGACGTGTCCTCAGGAAAGGCGAAGGCAAAGACATTGCAACCTTGTATGACATTGCTGACGACATTGGTGGTCAGAACTACACATTGAAACATTTGAACGAGAGAGTTACAATTTACAATGAAGAGAATTTTAAATATGAGGTTATAAGAGTAAACCTTAGAGCAAGTTAATATGGAAGAAGAATTTTATGCAACATTGAAATTGATATCAGGTGAGGAGATAGTATCTAAAGTGTGCTATCTCCCAGATGAAGACAAAATTATTCTTGACAAACCAATGCAAGTAGAACTTGCAAAGCAACGTAAAGGTCAACTAGAAGTATCTGGTTTCTCTTTCAAGGAATGGATCAGCGCCACGTTTGAAGACATGTTTGTTATTGACAGACGTAATGTTCTAACGATGACTGAACTAGATGATACCATCCAAGACTTTTACCTCAAGACATTGACTAGACTAGAAGGATCTAAGTCTCTGATTGGTAGAGCAAATAAACTACCAAGAAAATCTGGATATCTAGGTTCAGTAAAAGAAATGAAAAAATCTCTAGAAGATATATTTAATAAAAGCTAATACAACCTTTGAACCTCGACAAGGTTAATTGTACTGAGTTTCTGAGGTTGTGTCAAGCCCCTTTACAAAGTTCATCCGACGTGTTACACTACTAACATGAAAGATGGTAACAACCATGGCAACTGCAGTAATGACAAGAAAAAAGACCGAATACTACGTTAACAACAAAGAGTTCCTTGCTGCTGTTGTCCAACTGCGGGATTACTTCCTGGAGGGTAAACAACTCGGACATGAAACTCATATCGTTTCTATCAACTACTATAGAAATCATAGAGACAGGAGAACTGCTGTACAGTTCAGGAAGTGCTACGAATACCTAGGCAGTTGCTTCTCTAAAATTGCTACCCACCTTTCATACAAACCAAACTTTGTCAACTACATGTTCCGTGAGGACATGATCTGTGATGGAGTTGAGAACTGCATCCAATATATTCTCAATTTTGATCCAGAGAAATCGAAGAACCCATTTGCATACTTCACACAAATCATTTACTACGCTTTCCTTCGTCGTATCCAAAAAGAGAAGAAGCAGTTGGAAATCAAACAAAGAGTTCTAGAAAAGTCTGGTTATGATGAAGTGATGCACACAGACAGTTACGATGGTAGTATGTCTGGCATGAATGCTTCTTACTCTGATATGGGAAGCATCAAAGAAAATATTGAAACTAAAATGAATCGATGAGTGAACACCCTGAAATTGCTGAACATGAATGGTTTGAAACACCCTATGGAACATTCCGTGTCGAACAGAAACGCTTTGGAACGTGGACTAGCTATAGTAAGGAAGGCAAGGAACTCATCACAGGACTTACGAGGGAAGATGTCATGGCGATGTCACCATTCCATCTCGAAGGCGTCGCTACAAATTGGGCGAACTGCCGCACATCAGACCCATATGACGGGACAGTAGGAGGTAAATTATGAAACCAACAGAAAATTATGAACAACTCATTGAGCGTTTCACAAAGAGAACTGCTCAACTAACTGCTAGAGCAGAAGAGATTAAAGAAGCACATGATGAGTATCATCGTATTCAAAAGGATCTTGAGAGGTTGCAAGGATCTCTACAAGCTGTAGAATACCTAGCATATGGTAAACTGCCAGGCGATGGCAACCATGACGGCATGAAGGATCACAAACCCCAATGAAAATTGCACTGATTACTGACCAGCATCTGGACGGACGCAAAGGAAACCTTGCGTTCTGGAATTACTTTCAAAAATTCTATGATGATATCTTTTTTCCAACTCTTGAGAAAGAAGGCATCAGGACCATCATTGATCTGGGTGACACTTTCGATAATCGAAAGTCTATGGACTATAATACTTTTAACCGTGTTGATACGAATTATTTCCAGAGACTAAAAGACTATGAAGTGCATATGATCCTTGGTAATCACTGCACGTATTACAAGAACACAAACAAGATCAACTCACCTGAACTTCTTCTAGAGAAGTATCGCAACATTAGAGTGTACTCTGAACCAAAAGAAATTCTTCTTGGTGGCAAAGTATTTTTGATGATGCCATGGATCAACTCTGGCAACAAAGAAGAATGCTTGAGACTAATCTCTGATAGTGAAGCAGACATTATGTGTGGTCATCTTGAGTGTGATGGTTTTGAAGTCACACCAGGCATGAAGTTTGAAGGTGGATTTAAAGTTTCTCAGTTTAAGAACTTTAAGAGAGTATGGTCTGGACACTTCCATCACAAATCAAAGAATGGTAACGTCCAGTATCTTGGTAACCCTTATCAGATGTTCTGGAATGATTATAAAGACCGCCGTGGATTCCATATCTACGATACTGAAAGTGATCGACTTAAGTTTGTCGAAAACCCGTATGAAATCTTTGACAAAATCTTCTATGACGACGCACGTGTGGACTACAACAAACAAGATGTGTCTGATTATAAGGACAAGTTCATCAAGCTCATCGTTGAAGAAAAACGGGACTACCAAATGTTTGAAACATTGGTTGATCGTCTTTACAACGTAGGTGCTCATGATGTAAAGATCGTTGAGACACTGGTTGATGCTGACAACGTAGAGGATGTAGATCTAGAGACTAAAGACACTATGACACTTCTCAATGAGTATATTGATGAGGTAGAAATTGCCGTAGACAAATCCAATTTGAAGACCCTTATGCGGTCGCTATATATTGAGAGTTGTAACGTAGTCTGATGTTCATCCTAACTCTAGAAGACCACCCTGATGGTGTGTTTTCTGTGTTCAATGATGCAGAAGATAGGGTCATTCCTATCTGGACTGAGGAGGAGGACGCTGAGCGTTACCTGATGATGATTGAAGAAGATCCAGATTATCCTCCCATGCAGGTTGTAGAGATGGAAGATCATGCTATAATTGGAGCATGTCAAGAACGTGGACAACGGTTCTCCATTATCACGCCTGACGATTTTTTGATACCCCCTGATGATCCTGAAGAATGATTATATTTGAGAAGATCCGTTGGAAGAATTTCTTGTCCACGGGTAATGTGTTTAGTGAAATTGATCTAGAAGCAGGCAGAACAAATCTAATCGTTGGTAGCAACGGAGCAGGTAAGAGCACCATTTTGGATGCCCTTACCTTTTCTCTGTTTGGCAAACCCTTTCGTAAGATTAGTAAAGGATCATTGATCAATAGTATCAATGAAAAAGATTGCCTGGTTGAGATCGAGTTCCGTATTGGTAAGATGGAATACAAGGTTGTTCGTGGTATCAAACCGAACAAGTTTGAAATCTTCTGCAACGGACAAGCATGGAACCAAGAGAGCACTGTTGTAGAACAGCAAAAAAACTTTGAGGCAAACGTCCTCAAGATGAATTACAAATCATTCACGCAGATTGTTGTGTTGGGATCATCTACATTCGTCCCATTCATGAAACTACCTGCGTCATCTCGTCGTGATATCATTGAGGATATCTTGGACATTCAGGTATTCTCCACAATGAATGTTCTACTCAAAGATAAGATCAGAGAGAACAATGAAGAAGTTCGTGACATTGACTATCAACTTGAGCTTCTTAAAGATAAGATTGAAATGCAGAAGCAGAACATGCTGAACCTGCAGCAACGAACTCAAGAAGAGATTGATCGTAAGCAAGAAAAAGTTAACGAGTATAAAAAAACTGAACTCCAAGGTGCCGAAGATGTGTCAATCTTAACACAACAAATCGGAATTCTTAATGAAGAAATGCAAGAGTATCAAAAATCTAATGAGAAATTGCAAAAGTTGAACACATACATGATTAAGTTGACACATAAACTGAACACATGTAAGAAAGAACATGAGTTCTTTGAGACCAATCATGTGTGTCCTACGTGTACACAAGATCTGTCAGATGAGTTTCGTGCTGAAAAACTTGAGGTAGGAAAATCTAAAGTCGATGAGATGAACATCGGTTATGAAGATCTGCAGAAAGCAATCACTACAGAGCAGGAGCGGTTTGCTAAGTTCACTGAACTGTCTACTGAAGTCAATAACATCAACACCACAATCTCTCAGACTAACTTCCAGTTGATGACTGTTCGTAAACAAGTGGAAGCACTGCAGGATGAGATCAAAGAACTGAAGGGTGACAATGTTGACAAGAAGGCAGAGTATGAGAAATTGCAACTTCTTGTAAACTCTAAGAAGGATCTGAGCAAACAACATGCTAGTCTGAAAGAGGACCGCGATGTTCTTACAACCGCTGGTCAACTTCTCAAAGACAATGGTATCAAGACTAGGATCATCAAGACCTATCTACCTACCATGAACAAGTTGATTAACGAATTCTTACAAAGGATGGAGTTCTATGTCAATTTCACCTTGGATGAGAATTTTGAGGAGCAAATCAAATCTAGATACCGTGATGTGTTTTCTTATGATAGTTTCAGTGAAGGAGAGAAAGCTCGTATTGACATCGCTCTGCTGCTTACTTGGCGTAGTATTGCTAAACTTAAGAATTCTGTGGATACTAACCTATTGATCCTGGATGAAATCTTTGATGGGTCACTTGACCAGTCAGGTACATCTGATCTAGGATGGATCCTCAGGAACTTTGATGAGACCACTAAGGTGTATGTCATCAGTCACAAGCAGGGTTTAGACGACAAATTTGATAGAACGATCACCGTTGAGAAGGTCAAGAACTACAGCATCATGACCGAGACAGTTAACGAAGTGACACATGGACTGGTCGGATGACCAGTCCTTTTTGCTATGCTAATAACATCAGCAAAAGAGACACATGTCAACCAAAGAAATCAAAGGTAACCTTGCTAGACTGCTTGCTACAGAGAACCTGATTGTAGAGCATCGCAAGACCCCTACAGCAATGTTCGACGTTGATCGTCGCGTGCTGACCCTTCCCTTGTGGGACAAGGCATCTGACATTGTGTATGACATGCTCGTCGGTCACGAGGTAGGTCATGCTCTGTTCACTCCTAATGAAGACTGGCGTGGTGTTGCTGACTGCCCCAAAGACTTTGTGAACGTCATTGAGGACGCTCGCATCGAGAAACTGATGAAGCGCAAGTTTCCTGGTCTTCGTAAGTCATTTGCTGGTGGTTACAAAGAACTGAATGACAGAGACTTTTTTGATGTTGCTGAACATGATATTACAAAGTTCAGTTTGATTGACCGTATCAACCTGCACTTCAAGATCGGTGCTAGTGCAATGATCCCCTTCTCTATTGAGGAGCAGGTATTTGTTGCTCGCACTGACATTGCTGAGACCTTTGAAGATGTTCTGCAGATCGCTGTTGATGTGTACAACTTCAGCAATCAGACTGAAAAAGTAGCAGAGATGCCTGCAGGTCAGCAACCTGAAGAGGGTGAAACTGAAAGTAACGATGCCGAAGAAACTGAGCAGCAAAGTGAAGAGAAGCAACCAGAAGCAATGCCTCAAGCAGGTAGCAACATTTCTGGTCCTATCGAGAACGAAGATGATGAGGAAGAAATCGATGAGTGGGATGACGAAGAAGATGAAGTAGGTGAAGGTGGTTCTGATACTTCAGAAACCCAACGTGCATTTGACAATGCATCTGAGAAACTCTCTTCTCGCCATGTCAATAATCCAGTATATGTTGAAATTCCTGATGCAATTGACCTAGATAATATCATTGTTGATTGGACTACCGTTCATGACTGGATTGACAGTCAAGCGAAAGATCCTGAAGTCTATGAGATTGTTGACAATCGTTATTATGCATTCCGCAAGCAATCACAGAAGGAGGTAAACTATCTTGTCAAAGAGTTTGAGTGTCGTAAGTCTGCTGACGCTTATGCTCGTGCTGGTCAATCTAAGACTGGTGTGCTTGATACTACAAAGTTACACACTTATCGTTATAACGAAGATCTCTTCAAAAAAGTAACTGTTCTTCCTGACGGTAAGAACCACGGTCTGCTGTTTGTTCTTGACTGGTCAGGTTCTATGGCAAATGAACTGATGGCAACTGTCAAGCAACTGCTGAACTTGACTGCTTTTTGTAAGAAAGTTCAGATCCCGTTTGAAGTGTATGCATTCACCAATGAGTGGGTTGCTGCCAAGCGTGCTATGGCAGGTGAAACAAATTACTTGGACTATGATTTTCCTGGTGTTGAGAAGAACACTGTGTATATCAACAAAGAGTATTTTCACATGGTAAACTTCATCTCTTCCCGTTCTAATGCTCGTGACTATGAGCGTCAGTGTAAGAACCTTTATCGTGAAGCATCTTGCTATAAAGAATACACTGGTTACAACTCTACCTTTGGTTTGCAACTCTCTGGCACTCCTTTGAACGAAGCGATCATTACTCTTAACTACATCATTCCTCAGTTCAAGCAACAGAATGACTTGCAGAAAGTCAATGTCTGTATTCTGTCTGACGGTGAAGGTTGTGCAGCAGCATACGGTCATGAGATCTATCTTGATCACAAAGATGAGTATTCTGTTCGTCCTCGTCGGATTGACTTCCATCAGACCCTTCGTGATCGCAAGACTGGTATCACTTATGAAGCATTTGACTATGACAATGTTACTAACATCTTTATCAAGCAACTGCGCGATCGTAACCCTAATGTGAATGTGATTGGTTTCCGAATTCTTACTGGCAACCAACTACAGGGTTTCGTCAGTCGCTATGCTGACTTCGATGGTTACTCTCAGATCCAGAAGCAGTGGAAGAAAGAGAAGTCTGCTATCATTAAGAACCCTATCTCGTTCACTGCTCTGTACGCTATCTCTAACAACTCCCTGAATGAGAGCACTGAATTCAATGTTAATGAAGGAGCATCCAAAGGACAGATCACAAAAGCATTCAAGAAAATGCTCGGTAGCAAGTCCACAAACAAGAAACTGCTCAGTTCATTCATTGAGTATGTCAGTTGACAAACTGGTCTAGGGGTGTCCCACAAGACACCCACACACCCTATACTATATTCATACACAACAAAGACACATGCCTTTCGCTCCCGTTCCCGTTTCTACTGAAGACCTCGTTTCTTACCTTACCGATAACTGCGGTACTGAGGTAAACACGAAGCAATTGTTTGAAGCATCTGAGCACTTCAACTGCTCTCTTGCTACTGTCAAGAAGCGCCTCAAGGATTACAAGCAAGGAATTGGCAAGTGGAACTTGACTGTTCAAGAAAAACTTGAGCAGACCTATCAAGCACCTGCTGCTGCTCCTGCTGTGCAGCAGAACCTAGTTCCTAGCAAGGACAACACTTATGTTCCTTTCGGCAACTTCACTGACGTGAAGAAGATTATCAAGTCTGGTATCTTCTACCCTACTTTCATCACTGGTCTGTCAGGAAACGGCAAGACCTTCTCTGTTGAGCAGGCATGTGCCGATCTAAATAGGGAGTTGATCCGTGTAAACATTACCATTGAAACCGACGAGGATGATCTTATTGGTGGGTTTCGTCTTGTTGATGGCAACACTGTTTGGCATAACGGACCCGTGGTGGAAGCTCTTGAGAGGGGAGCTGTGCTGCTTCTAGATGAGGTTGACCTGGCATCTAACAAGATCCTGTGTCTGCAATCTATTCTGGAAGGCAAGGGTATCTTCCTGAAGAAGACTGGTCGCTATGTTCAACCTGCTGCTGGTTTCAACGTCATCGCTACTGCCAACACCAAGGGTAAGGGATCTGATGACGGTCGGTTCATTGGAACCAACGTGCTCAACGAAGCATTCCTTGAGCGTTTTGCCTTGACTTTTGAGCAGGAGTATCCTACCCCTGCTATTGAAACCAAAATCCTTTCTCGTATTGCTGCATCTGTCGGCAAGAACGATGAGGAGTTCTGCACCAATCTTGCTAACTGGGCAGACATTATTCGTAAAACTTTTAAAGATGGAGGTATTGATGAGGTTATTTCCACCCGTCGTCTTGTTCATATTGTTCGTGCCTATGCTATCTGGGGCGATCGTATGAAGTCGATCAAGGTTTGTGTGAACCGTTTTGATGAAGAGACTAAGCAGTCATTCATCGAACTCTATGATAAAATTGACGCTGATGTAAACACGGAGGAAGAAGATGCCACAACTCAGGACTGATAAGTTCCACGGTTATGTAAACAATCTTGCCGTTCTAGACAGCGGCAAGACTGTTAAGATCCTTGGTGGCGAGGGTCTCAAGTTATTTGTCAAAGATCTTGACGGCAACTTAGAAGAATGCTACCATGATAATATTCGCCTTATCTGGGACAAGTGAATGGCAAACAAATATAATGAAGATGCTCTACTCCAAGAGCTACGTGATTACATTACTGGAACATATGGACAACACTACTCTGCTGGTAATGACAGCATTCAAACGTTAGACTTGATTGAAGCATGTGGTGATGCAGAGGCATTTTGCAGAAGCAACATTCTTAAGTATGCATCACGGTATGATAAGAAGGGCACTGCCCGCCGTGATATCATCAAGATCCTTCACTACGCTCTGCTTCTTCTTCACTTCTCTGACAAATCTACAACCCTTGAAACCTACAACCAATGAGCAAAGTTATCCTATCTGAACAAACTCTCGATGTCCTCAAGAACTTTTCCACGATCAACTCGTCCATCGTATTCCGAGAGGGAAGCACAGTACGCACTATCAGCAATGCAGAAAACATTCTCGCAAAGTTTACTGGCGAAGAAGTATTTCCTGCTGACTTCGCAATTTATGATCTCAGTCAGTTTCTTGGCGGTATCTCTCTGTTTAACGATCCTCAGCTCGAGTTCACCTCTAACGATTATGTTAGCATTCGCGGGGGGCGCACTTCTGCAAAATACTATTTCTCGGATCCTGAGATTACGCTCAAGAGTGCTCCAGAAAGGAATGTAAATTTCCCTGGTGCTGATATTCAGTTCACTCTTTCTGCTGAAGATCTACTTGCACTTCGCAAGGCATCTGCAGTGTACGGTCTTCCCGACCTCACTTTTCAGTCCGAAGAAGGACTAGATACTATCAAAATTATCCTCCGCGATAAAGAAAATGATACCAGTAATACTTACGATATCACCGTGGCAGGTTGTACGTCGGGCACCTTTAGTCTTGATCTCAAGATTGATAACATCCGTGTACTCCCTGGCGACTATTCGGTCAAAGTATCCAAGTCGTTGATTTCTGAGTGGCAGCATAGTACAATCGATCTGACGTACTATGTGGCACTAGAACCTTGAAACATATCCTGTTTACTTTGAAAGGTTGTAATGTAGATCGAATGGAGGACAAAGAGTTTATGCGAATGATGCTGTATCGTGCAGCAAAAGAATGCAACTCCACCCTCCTAAACTTATCTGTGCATAAGTTTGAACCACAAGGACTTACTGGCATCGCGATGCTTGGTGAAAGTCATATTAGTGTTCACACTTGGCCAGAGAAAGGCATGGCAGTTTGTGATGCCTTTACGTGTGGTGACCACACTACACCAGAAAAAGGTGTAGAGTATATGAAGGAGACGCTTGAAGCGTCTGACATTATTGTAAATGAATTCGTGAGACCACTTGAATGAGCAAAGAGTTTCTTTGGGTTGAGAAGTATCGACCTAACATTGTTGAAGATTGTATTCTCCCTGACACCATCAAAGATGTGTTTCAGGGTTTCGTCAACCAGGGCGAACTGCCTAACCTGCTGCTGAGTGGCACTGCAGGTGTGGGCAAGACTACCATCGCTAAGGCGCTGTGTGAGGAGATTGGTGCCTCTTACATCGTTATCAACGGATCAGATGAAGGACGCTTCCTAGACACCGTGAGGAACCGTGTAAGGCAGTTTGCCACCACCATCTCTCTGACCTCTGGAGCGTCCCACAAGGTCGTCATCATCGATGAGGCAGACAACACCACTAACGATGTGCAACTGTCGCTCAGGACCGCTGTGGAGGAGTTTCATGGCAACTGTCGTTTCATCTTCACCTGTAACTTCATTAACAAGATCATTGAACCGCTGCACTCACGATGCACGGTTGTTGACTTCAGGATCAAACCTGATCAGGCAACTGGTCTTCAAGGTCAGTTCTTTACTCGTCTAAAAACTATCCTTGATCATGAGCAGATCCAGTATGAAGACAAGGTTCTCGCTAAGATCACTAAGCGTTATTATCCTGATTGGCGTCGTCTTATTAATGAGTGCCAACGCTACGCTGCTACTGGAAGTATCACTTCTGCTATTCTTGTGGACGTTGCTGACGTTAATTTGGATAGTCTTCTTAGCTCGCTGAAGAAGAAAGAGTTCACCACTGTCAAGAACTGGGTTGTTCAACATATGGACAATGATCCTAGTATGGTGATGCGTAAGATCTATGACAGTATCTACAACGTAATGAAACCTGCGTCTATTCCTGAGGCAGTTCTTATCATTGCCAAATACATGAGGGATATCTCTGTTGTCCCTGACCAAGAAGTGAACATGCTCGCATGTCTTACTGAGATCATGATGAGTTGTGAATT